GCATTACGTTTATACCGTGTTGTAAAATCGTTTTAATGTTTTACAACGAGCAAATAAAAATAAGCGTTAAGCGACTCGAAGAGTTATTTTTAAATGCAGTTATCGAAAATTATGTTACATTTGAAGTTCAGAATATAGTTCGACTTCTATTGACTATGTTTTTGTTTGTTAGAATGGGGAGCGACTAGGTTGCTTCCCATTTGTTTAACGGTTTAAAAAAGAAATTATGGAAACTTTAAAACTAATCTTCGGATTTATACTATTGCCAGTTGCATTCTTACTATTCGTTATTGATCGAATAATCTATACCGTAATGCCTAACTTGGATCATAAAAATTTTAATGAGTGGTTAACAAGTTCCAGCGTAATGTTTGCGACTGTCCGCTTAATTACTATATTTGTATTAAGATGGTTGTTCTATTGGATCTTCGGACTCTAAACAACTGCAAAACATAACAAACGAAATCATGAGTGAGAAAAAACAAGAGTCGCCAATTTTGGAGATTCACCAAATGAATATCGATGAAATCAACGAAGCTGAATACAATCCTAGAAAAATAACTCCTAAAAAGAAAAAGGAACTTCGTGATTCTATGGTTAAATACGGAATTAGAGAGCCTTTAAAAATTAATATGCATCCTGATAGGAAGAACGTTCTTATATCAGGTCATCAGCGTCTTAAAATAGCTAAAGAATTAGGTTTTAAGACAGTTCCAGTTACTCACGAATATAAAGATCTCGAAGATGAGCAGGAAATGAACCTTCGTCTTAATAAGAATGGCGGTGAGTTTGACCTTGAAATGGTTGCTAATATGGCTGACCGTTCAAAACTTTTAGAGATAGGTTTCTTGGAAAAAGAATTACCTAAAGTTTACACCGATTTTGAGGATAAGTTTAACGAGATAGACGAAACAGAACCAGTATATCCAATAGTACCAAAATTCAATGAGAAATACGAACTCGTTGTTATAATGTGTAAAACAGAAATGGATTTCAACTGGATTTCTAATTTATTTGAGTTCGAAAAAGAACAAGATTATAAATCAAATAATGTCGGTGAGTCTAGGGTGTTAATGGTCGATAAGTTTCAGAAACTTTATAAGAAATGGACGAAAAAGTAAAAATAGTAGTTCCTTCAAGGGGACGAGCTAAAAACGTCAAAACAAAAAGTGTAGTTAATGACATTATTTTAGTCGTTCCATTCGATGAGTTCGATGAGTACAAAGAGTATAATCAGGAAATCGAAATAATACAACGCCCAAAACAAGTAATGGGTATAAGTAGGGTTCGACAATATATTTTAGATCAATTTGACGAACCTTTTATGCTGGATGACGATGTTGACTTTCTGCATAGATTTTTCGCTGAAAAAGGAGAGCCTTACAAAGTTAATGATCCTCAAATCGCAAGAGAAATAATTGAACAACTAAGATCTATTGCTAGAGGAACTGGAGCGAAAATGTATGGATTTACTAACTATACACTACCTATTCACTTTAAACCTTGGAAACCGTTCAGAACGAATGTTTTTATGTGCGCTTCTCAATGTGGATTTCTTAAAGGACATGGATTAAAGCAGAATTTCGAAATAGTTAGTGCCGATGATTACTGGATGACCTGCCTTAATAAATTTCAAAATAGATTCGCTATTAGAGATGAAAGGTACGGTTTTATAAGCGACAACTTTACTAATTCAGGTGGATTACAAACTGTAAGAAATGTAGATAACATGAAAAGTGATACATTGATACTTCGTGAGAACTTTGGCGAAGCTGTGGAACTTAAAAAAGGTACTAATCATAAGGTGAAAATGAATGAAGGCGAAAGAACTGTTAAATTCCCTTACTAATCATGAAAGTATTACTCGCAATTCCTTCATTTAATCGACCATACGACATTGAAAAGAAATGTAGTTTTTGGTTAAAAGAGCTAAAAAGTATAGACTGGAAAGTTTTCGTTCGAGAAGAACAAATTATGTATTACGCTCAGACTATTCCTGAAGAAAACCTAGTATCAATAAATGTAGAAAGTTACCGAGAAACCTTAAATGCAATTGGATCTTACGCTAGAGAAAATGGTTACGATTTAGTACATAGAGTTGATGACGATATGAGTTTCAAAAGAATGGGACATTCTAAAAGAGCTAATTGCGCTACGGTTTACATGGATCTATATAAAGATGTAGTCGAAAGGTTCGAAAGTAATCCTGATTTATTTGGCGTTTCAATAAGTAAGCCAATGACTCATATAAGGGAGCGTCATAAATTATGGATAAGACCAAATAAAGCACTTTACGGAAATCAATTTCTTAGAAGTTCAGTTATGGAACTACCTGAAGGAATAGAGCTATTCGATGATATTTACATGACACTAAAGATACTTGATTTAGGAAAAAGCACCGGAACATATTCAGGGGCGTATGAAGATTCAGTAATATTCAAAAATGAAGGCGGACTCCAGTCAATTGATAGAAATGAATACAGCAGAAAAACGATAAAAGCAATGAGTGAAATTTATCCTGAAGTTCGAGAAGGAACTTATAAAGGAAATGAAGCCATCGTTGACATCGATTTAAAAGCACTTAAAATTAAATAACAAACAAATGGAAAGGATTTACCCGAAACGGTCAGAAATTGAAAATATTCTAGTTAAAAAGAGGTTAGAAAATCATGTTGAAAGATACCAATTAGTTAAAAGGTATTGTTTCGGCCATGTTTTAGATATTGCTTGTGGAGTTGGTTACGGATCATACCTACTTCAAAATAATCCCGATATTGAAAGTGTAACTGGAGTGGATATAAATTCAGAAAGTATTGATTTCGCTAATGAGAATTACAGAAGCAAAAAGGTATCGTTTGAAATTGGAAACATACTTAATTACAAAACTGAACACGATGTATTAATAAGCCTTGAAACTATTGAACATATCGATTCATTAGAGATATTCAATAGAATGGTAGAAAGAGTTGATCCAGCGTTATGTATCGTTAGCTTCCCTAATAAGAAGAGTACTCACTTTAATAAATACCATAAACACGATTTAACCATCCAGCAAGTCGTTAGCACACTAAATAGATTCGTTCTAGTTAAAAGGATATACCAGCATGACGTAACTATTTTAGTAATGTCTAAGAAGGATCAAAGGATGCCGAATGATCTTTTTTCAGAAATAATTTAATTTTTCTATTGTTATATAGATATAAATACTTATATTTGCATAACAAACAAAAATTATATAAAAATGGAAATTTTAACAAGGAAGGATTACAATTTTTTTGAATGTTCATCGGCATTTCAAAAATCAATTAGAAGAGGTAATGAAAAGGAAGCATTATTCTTTGGTCACGAACTTTACTGCTCAGGCTATCAAAAATATGTTTGGAAAAGAATTTTAGTTATTACCAGTGAAGATATTGGTCTAGCTAATCCACAATTGCCACAGCAAATAATGGCGTTACATGAGATGTGGAAAGTAATTGCTGAAACAAATATCGAAGAGGCTTCAATGCCATTCATTCAGGCTGTATTGACTCTATGTAGATCAGAGAAAAACAGAATGATCGATGAGTATAAAATGTTTGTTTTCAAATCAGGCGAAGAGCTGGAAATTCCTGATTATGCTTTAGATGTCCATACTCGAAGAGGTAAGATAAAAGGAAGAGATCACAAATTCTTTTTAGAACATGGTAGAACTGTTAATAATGAAAAACCAGTAGAAATGAGTGCTGAAGTTAAACAATTCTATGTAACTTACTTAAATGACTATGCGGAGAAAAAAGTTCCAATTACTGGATATGATGAAAGAAACATAACGCACAAATCAATAAAGGATATGAACCAGTGGAAAGCTGAACACGCTCAGCAGAAACTATTCAAATAGAAAACAGTGCCAAAGTAAGGAAGGGAGCGTAATTGCTCCTTTTTTTATACATTCGTTAAAATTACAATTATGACACCAATAAAAAGGAAAGCATTAAAAAAGAAGTTCATCGAGGCTTACGAGAACTCAGCTTGTAACGTTTCAGTAGCTTGTAAGTCAATAGGTATTAGCCGTAATTGCTTCTACGACTGGAGAAAGAATGACAGTGAGTTCCATGACGCTTTAAATGAATTAGAAGAGGGCGTAATCGACTTAGCAGAAACAATGTTGTATAAAGGAATACGTGAAGGAAAGACAGCCGAACTTATTTTTTTCCTAAAGACTAAAGGAAAGAAAAGAGGATATATTGAGCGTATCGAAATGGATGACATCTCAGATCGTGAGCCAGTGACGGTTAATATTGTCATGCCTAAGTATAAAAAATAGCAATGGAGTTACAAGGCACGATTAATCTAGCTAAGATTGAAGAGGCTTATCAGGCTGGTTATCGTGGAATAGTATTGCCCGGAGGTACGAGGTCTTCAAAAACAATTTCTGCTATACAATGGGTGCTGTTATACTGTATGCGAAATCATGAGAAAGAGATCGTTGTTGGTCGTGATAGTTTGGTCAATCTTAGGCGAACTATCCTGAAGGACTTTCAGGCTATTTGCTACGGTTACAATGGTTTTCCGCCTATGTTTCCTAATATGCAAATGAATAAACAGGAGATGACTATCCACTTCAACGGAAATACTATCACATTTATTGGAATGAAGGACGATCCAATGCGTGTGCATGGTTTAGCCAGTGATGTCTTTTTTATTAATGAAGTAATTAACATTCCAAAGGTGACATTCGATAACCTTGAACAAAGATGTCGGGAGTTTTGGATAGTTGACTGTAATCCTTCTGAGCCTGACTCATACGTTTATAAACTGGATATGCGTGACGATGTTATGCAGTTTAGATCAACTTACTTAGATAATCCATTTTTGACTAAACAACAAATCAAAAAGATTGAGAGTTACGAAGATACTGAGTACAATAGACAGCAAGGAACTGTCGATACTCGTAAATGGACTATCTACGGAAAAGGTGAAGTTTACAAAGGAAAAGAAATCATTTTTCCTAACTGGAGTACGTACAAAGAAGATCCAACTGGATACGATTATATTTTTTATGGTTTAGACTGGGGTTTCAATGATGCACTCGCTATAATCCAGCTTATCATATCCGATAATGACCTATACATAAGGCAGGTATTATATGGTTCTGAAATAGAAGATTTTCAAGAGGTTATTGATTTACTACTCGAACAGAAACCGTTAAAGGATCAGTTAACATACCTTGTTTGTGATACTTCAGAACCTCGCTCAATAATAACTTTACAGAAAGCTGGACTTCCGGCCATGAAAACAAAAAAAGGGGGTGGATCAATTTTAGATGGTATTCGAAAAGTAAATTCATATAACCTGAAGGTACACGAAGATTCAAAGAATGTAATGGATGAGTTCAACAACTATAAATACAAGATTGACGAGCGTACAGAAACCATACTAGATATTCCAGTCGATAAACATAACCACGCTTGTGACGCAATTAGGTATCCATTGATAACTTTTTTATAGTTATTTTTTCCATTCGGTTAAAATAAATTATATATTTGTTCAATAAAATTATTACTGGACATGGGCGAAAACATATTTAAAAGAGCATTAAACGCTATTTCATTCAAAACAGTTACGCCCAATTCAGACTCAGGTAGTGGAATTTCATCTAGTGGTTATTCGTTTATCGATAGTTATTTTAGTTGGGTTCTAGGAAAATCAGGACAGTTTAAAAAGTACACAAACGCCTACGGAGAAAATCCATTGGTTTATATGGTCGTAAATAAGATCGCTAAAACTTCAGCTTCAATCAAAAGAGTTATTCGCTTAGAAGATGGATCTAGCATTGACGAAGGTTTAATACTTGACCTACTTAGGAAACCAAATGCCGACGATGACGAAATAGAGTTTAGAACAAAGGTTAACGAATATCTTTTGCTAACTGGAAACTGTTTTATTCTCTTGATTAAAGGCGAAGGAATGGGACAAGAGCTGGAGATTTTATCTACTCAGAAAACTACTATCGTTTGCAATAAAATTGGTGAAATTGTAAGGTTTGATTATACTACATTTGACGGAACAGTAGTGCCTTATCTACCTGAAGATGTACTACACATAAAGACTTCTAACGTTGTGAATGTGGATGGAACTGCTTGTAAGTATGGACTATCGCCACTTCAATCGGCTTGGATAGTTGTTTCATCTTCAATGGAAAAGCTAAAAGCTGACGCTTCAATATTCAAGAGTCGTGGAATTATCGGAATACTTACTTCAGATTCAGACACTCCATTGCTTAATCCTGAACGTGAAAGGTTACAAGGTGAGTTCGATAAGGATACTGCTGGAGCTGACAAGTTTAATAAGATTCACATATCGACATCTAGGTTAAAATTCTTACAAACTGGAATGAGTCCAACGGATTTAAGGTTACTTGAAGGAATACTTTCTTCGTTGAGGCTTATTGCAGGAGTTTACGGAATGCCTTCAGTCCTATTTAATGATAATGACTCTTCAACTTATAATAACATCTCAGAAGCGAAGTTAACGGCATACAATGACGTTTATATTCCTTTAGCAAATAAGGTTGACAAAGAGCTGTCGAAATGGTTGAATGAAAAGTTAGGATTTGACGAAGAGATGGTTATTGATAAAAAGACTATCGATGTATTGAAGGCTTCTACAAATGAAGTCGCTCAGTCGT